ACTTCCGCATGTACGGCAAGCTTGCGGGCATGACCGGCACGGCCGACACCGAGGCCTTCGAGTTCCTCGACCCCATCGACGCCGCGGCGCGCGACGAGGTGGGTGCGACCAAGGAAGCCGAAACCGCGCGCTCTGTCAGCACATTCGAGTCCGACATCAGCTTTGAGTGAGAGGTGGTGGTGATCAGTGAGAGCGCTCACCACTGATGTCCAACTACGCCTCGATGAACGCTCGGCCCAGCAGGTGTCCAATCAGATCGAGCGCACGCTGTCGCAGTCGGGTAGTGAAGCGTCCCAGGCGTTCGGGTCGACGTTCAACCGCCACATGGCCGATATTGGCGACGACGCGGCCAAGTCGATCCAGGATGCAATGCGCGGCGGTGTGGACGAGGCTGTTCGAGGGGTGTCAAGCCAGTTCGGCGCGATGAGTGGCGTGGCACAGTCGGCGCTGTCGGGGATCTCGACTGGCGCAGCTGCGGCGGGCCTGGGTATCGCCGCGCTGGTCGTCGGCGTGGTCAAGGTCGGCGATGCGCTCTATGAGGTCGGCCAACGCTTCGACAACATCGGTGACACCATGTCCGTACAGACCGGACGCATGGGTGACGACCTCGACCAGCTGATGAACACCGTCAAGGATGTCGGCTCAACCACCGCGGCATCCTTCGAGACCATCGGCAACATCGTCGGCCGCATCAGCCAGTCGATGCCAGACCTCGCGAGCAACAGCGATGCGATGCGCGAGATGGCCTCCAACTTGGCCTATCTCGCCGAGAACGGCCAGGCCGTCGATATCCGCGACCTGGGCCGGTCTTTCCAGGCGTTCGGGGTTGATTCCGACCACGCCGCCGCCGCGCTGGACAAGTTGTATGCCGCCTCGGCGCGCACCGGCGATCCGATGAACGAGCTGCTGAAGAATCTCGTCAACGTTGGCCCCGCGGCTCGTTCCCTCGGCCTGGACTTCGAGGACACCGCCGGCCTGCTCGTGGCATTCGAGGAGAGCGGCATCGACGCGGGCAAGTCGACGCAAGCACTCAATAGTGCCGCAAAGGTGTTCGCGGACGCCAACATTCCGCTGCAAACTGGTCTCAGGGACACCATCACTCAGATCCAGGGCTTCATCGACGCGGGGAATGACGCTGCCGCCGTCGACCTGGCGGGCAAGGTGTTCGGTTCGCGCGGCGCCCAGCAGTTCGTTGACCTGATCCGCCAAGGCAAACTCAATGTCGATGACATGAGGTCCAGTCTTGGTGATACCGATGGGAAGATCGGCGACCTAAAGGATTCCACCGAGGACTGGTCCGAGCAGTGGGACATCCTCAAGAACCGCGTCTCCGAACTGGCCGAGATCGCCGGCGGGCCATTGTTCAACGCAATCAACAAAGCCCTGAGTGTTCTGAATACGGTTATCGGCAAGCTGCCCGACATGGCGAAACTGGGCGGCCCCACGGGGCCGATGCCGCCTGGCTACGACCCCGGCACGCTCGGGTCAATGATGATGCCCGGCTACCAAGGGCCATCGTCGCCACGCGCCGTTCCCGTCATGCCGGGAACTGACCTGTACAAGCCTGGCGCGGTTCCTCCATGGATGGCGCCGCTTTTGCCGCCACCGCCGCCTCCGGGCGGCTGGCCGGCTGACGCACCGCCGCAGGACATCAACCAGGCTATCGCTGACGCACAGAAGAAGTCCGGTTCCGGCCCGAAACTCCCCGACGCCCCGGTGCTGCCCTACGACACGTCGCTACCCCCGGGGTTCGCTGGCCTGCCGCAGACCTCCTCGATCGTTGCGGCCGAGCAGGCGTGGATGGATGCGCGGCACACGTTGGCCGAGAAGAACGCTCGCGTCACGCAACTCGAATCGGATGCGAACGCCAAGGCCGAAGATATCCAGAAGGCCCGCAACGATGTCATCAACGCGCAGCAGGCGCAGCAGCAGGCCGAGTTGCGGCTCAACGATGCGCGACAGTCGTTGTACGACAAGGCAAATAAGCAGCTGAGCAGCTACGCCGACCAGATGGGCGACATCGGCGCCAAGCTCGACAACGACTTCGGAATCTCCAAGGGTCTGCCGGGGATCGCGGAAAACCTGTTCAAGTTCCTGGCGAATCTCGCGGCGGCCCCGATCGAGGGGATGCTCGGTGCGATCGGCAAGGCCAACCCGAACGAGGGCTCCGGGCTCGTGGGGGTGCTCGCGGCACAGGGCGCGTTCGGCCAGCAGTACACCCCCGGCGCGATCGCCGCGGCACAGGCGGTCAAGAGCGGCAGCTCCGCATCGCTGACACCTGGCGGCGGCGCCCCACAAGGCGCCCCGGGTGGTGCGTACTCGGGCGATGCCGCACTGCTGGCCAACGTCCCCGCGGGCGTCTATGGCCGTTGGAACGGCGATGATCTCACCAAGGGGCTCGGCGACTGTTCCAGTGCCGTCGCGGATCTCGTCAACCTGTTGGACGGGCGGCCGACCACGGGCGGGGACATGGCCACCGGCACCGAGGCCGCCTGGCTGACCTCGCGCGGGTTCCTGCCCGGTATGGGTGGCCCTGGTGACTTTCGCGTTGGCTTCAACGACCACCACACCCAGGCCACCCTTCCCGGCGGCACACCGTTCAACTGGGGCAGCGATTCGGCCGCAGCCCGCGGTGGCGTGGGTGGCACAGGTGCCGATGATCCGGCGTTCACGGAGCACTACTACCGCCCCGTCGGCGGCGGTTACTCCCCAGTCGCCGCCAGCACCGGAGTGTCCACCACATCGCTCGGCTCTGGCGGCACGACTCCGGTCTACGTCACCAACTGGCCTGGCGGCAGTGCTGCGCTCACCATCCCCGGCCTCTCCCCGGATCCCGGATCACCATCGGCCGCATCGGCCGGCGGATCACCCATCGCCCCCACTGTCGGCGGTATCTCGCCGACCTACCCGGCGCTCACCGGTCCAGCGCTGACCAATCCCGGCCTGACGCCAGCCCCCGGCGGTGGCGGCGGAACCGGGCCGGGCCTTCCCGGCATCGGCCCCGTGCCGCAATCCGCCCCGCTGGGTCTCGGCCAGCAGCCGCCTTCCGTCGGCGGCCCGGGCATGAATGTCGGCGGCGGACTTGTCGGTGCGGCCGAAGGGGCCGCGGCGATGGCCGCCGACGCGTTCATGCCGGGCACGGGCGCGCTGGTGCAGATGGGCTCCCAGATCCTCAACAAGACGATCGAGTTCGGCGGCAAGGTCGCCGGCATTGGCGTCTCGGAGATCGGCGACTTCTTCTCGATCGGCGACAACCCGCGCGCCTCACTGGGCAATTCGTGGCTCGGCCGGATGGCTGGCGGTATCGCTGGCGCCAAGCCCGCGCTACCGAACTTGGCCGGGAAAAAGCCGCCGGATGCGATGACCGGGGATCAGGCCAGCAAGCCCGCGGCCGGCGGCGGCCAGGGTGGCAACACGTTCAACACCACGGTCAACAACAACCGTGCGACCGAGGACGGCACCGGCCGCGACCTGAACCGTCACCTCGAAGCGATGACCGCGATGCCGGGGCGGCAGTGACCGCACCCGCCGCACCCGAGGTCCGCATCCCAACCGGACCCGTCACCCCCCATGGCGCGCACTACTTCCTCCAGGGCATCCATCCCGAGCTGAAACTCACGGCCTACGACGGCTCGACGCAGATTCACATGATGGGCGGCCTGGCGCTGCCCGAACCGTATGGGTCGCCCGAGGCGGTCATCGTGTCCGGTCCCATCAAAGGGCTGATCGCGCCGTGGAAGTTCATCGACCAGCAGGGCGCCAACGAGGACGGCGTGACGTTCCTGGCCGCCGTAAACGAGCCCATCGAGGTCGAGATTCCCGTGCGCTGCATCGCGCGCGACGGCAAGCATCTGCGCTGGGTCGTCAACACGCTGATCGGTTCGATCGACAAGAAGCGCACCAGCGAATTGTCCTGGTTCACACAGGATATGGGCTTCTGGTCGGCCAAGGTCCGCTGGTTCAAGACTCCACCCGACGGCTTCAACATCGGTGGCCAGCAGACCAGCATCGAGTTCCCGCTGGTGCTGCGCGCCGACTCCGGGTATTGGCAGGGACTCAACGACATCGCCGAGTTCTCGCTGGCCTACGAGTCGATGAGCGACGACTTCGCCACCGACTACACCACGCGCAAGGATCTCGGTCCCGACTGGCCGATCTACTACGAAGGCCCCGGCGGCGGATTCCTCTACGCCGGCAAGGGTCAGGCTCGCTGGCAGGACGACCCGAAGCGGTTTCTGTTCACCGAGGGGCGCACCGCGGTTGCCGGACCGAAGCGGGATGTCGAGACCGACACCGACAACCAGGTCAACGAGATCACCTTCGGCTCATTCCAGGAGCCTGGTGGGTACAACGACATCTGGCTACGGATGGGCCGCAACCCTGACGGCTCGTGGAACGGGTTCGGCGTCCGGGCGCGCATCGGCCTACTGACCGTCGAGTTGGACTCGTTCAACAACTACCACAAGACGCACCTGTGGACCTCGATCCTGTTCCTGCCCGCGCTGCCCGGAGAGAAGTGGCGCGGCGAGGCGGGCGACAGTGACGACCCCAGGATGTTCCGGGTCAAGCGCGGCAGTGGCACGGTGGCGCTGGCCTATCGCGACAAGGACGCCGTGACCCCGCTCGGCGCGGCGTTCCGCGGTCTCGGCTTCGGTGTCCACGCGTCGGGTGCGCTGATCACGCAGGCCAGCCCCGCGTCGGTCACCCGGGCGTCTGGTGGTGACGCGACCGAGACGACGCGGACCGGGTTCATTGAGCGCATCAACATTGGTGACCAGGACCGCCGCGACCGCTACACCCTGTTCGGGCCAGGAACTTTCGAGATCGGCGACGGGCCGGGGTCAACGAACATGATCAAGTTCGGGCCACTGCTACCGAACCAGGTGGTGCAGTTGCGCACCGACAACACCAAGCGGCTCATCGTCGACATGACCTCGACCCCGGCGACGGCCGAGGAGTTGATCGAGTACCGCAAGGCGCTGGCCGACCTCGAATCGTTTGGCCCGATCGGCAATGTCGCGGCCACCGTGCAGGCGAACGCATCGGCGTTCGGAGTGGTTCCGCCGCAGGGGAACCTGCACCGACTGCTCGATGGCCGGTTCTCGCGGCCGATCCCGGCGAAGTCGCCCGGCCGGCCCGCGCAGATCTGCCACGTCGCGGTGTCCATCACGGGCGGCAACTCCGATTCCCGCATCCTGGCGTCGGGGACTCCCTTGAGGCGCTACCCGACGTGATCAGCCCCGCCGATCTGGAACGCTGGAAAGCCGAACTCGACTCGGGCGACCCGTACCGGCAGGACGCGGCTGCAACGGATCTCGCTGATGCGTTCGCCGCCGACGACACCGACTGGCACGTCACCGTCTGCGACAAGTTCTGGAACCCGATCGGGTACGCCGACGACTACCTTGAGGTGTCGGGCACCATCGCCCGTAATCAGGCCCCGCAGGCGACCCTCAAACTCGGTCAGGGCCACCGGCTCGACTCGGTGTTGTCGGCATGCGAGACGACGATGGTCGGGGTCATCCTCGAAACCGAGGGCATCAGCGAGGCGTTCTACGTCAAGCGCCACCGCCGCAAGCTCGAAAACGGTGCGTGGACACTGACATCCGAGCTGGTCGGCATCTGGGACATCCTGAACTACCTGCCGATCTGGCCGTCGTGGTACCTGCCCATCCAGGCGCAGCCGTTCTCCCACGCCGTCTACGCGGGGCCGGTTTGCACGGTGATCGAAGCTGCTGCGGCGCAACAGGCTTTCCGTATCCAGTCGGGGATCTGGGAGTTCGTCAACAACGCGCTGTCCCTGAACCCCGATGTGCGGGCCTGGTTCGGCACGGTCCTGCAGTCGATCCAGAACTCGGGCCAGATCTCCACCACGATGCAAACCCCGCTGTACGTGGTGCGCACCGGACTGCTGCGCGACACCTCACCGCTGTACGTCAAGACCGTACGGATGACGACCGTCGGGCAGATGATTCAGGAAATCACCCCCGCCTATGGCGTTTCGGTCACGGTGGAACTGTGGCGACCCGGGATGCCACAGCCGGACAAGTGGGCCAACCTGACACAGGTCACCTATGTGATGCGCGTGGTCGACCGCTCCC